GTCGCTAAGTCTATTCTGACTAGTTTTAAAGGCAAGAGAATGTTGCAAACCCTGTTGCCTTGCTATAAAGTCGCGTTGCTGACTTATGAAGTTCATGTATCTGCCCATGTCATTGATCACCCCTCTGCTCTCGCCGTTGTTAACCGTTTAAACTCGTCCTTAAAGAATCCGGCGAATTTTGCCAACAATTTGATGACAGCGAATGCGGCTTGTAAGTTATGTGTCGACTTAGGCGAGTTCCAGCAAGTAACTAGCACCATCACGTCATTTAACTTCTTAACACTGCCAAGTTTATCTCCGTCGGCCGTGCCAACGGTATTGGCGCAATCATTCCACCTTATGGATACGCAATGATTGCCATTCCACAAGCTGCCAATGCACCCACAACATTCTACGTTTCAGCCGCAGGACATAGCCCCACAGGCAACGTTTACATCACGCCAGGCGTATCCTACTTAAAGTGAGACCATAAATGCCAACCCTAATTACTCCTGCACTAGAGACTGTGGTCAACACAGGCAGTCAGAATCTCTACACCATTAGCACAACAACTACCATTCCTGGCATTGACCCTGGCAACGTTGTGATTGCCAACACAGCTGGTGGATTCACTACCAACTCATTCCGTTCATACAACGTGGGTGACACTGTGGTGGTAAGTGGTTCACAATTGGGCACAGGCTCAATCACAGGCTACACTTCACCTGCCACCTATTACATCACAGGCACCAATCAGAGTTCTGACTTTGTGCTGAGTGCTACTGAAGGTGGAGCCAATGTTATCACTGTGGCTGGATCCACAACAGGTATGACGTTTGTGGCATCAGGCTCAGCGTTCCCTCCTGTGACAGGTGCTGTGCAATTTGACACAGTGACGTCACCGCAACAGGTGGTGTTCAGTGCAATCACAGCCAATGTGGGCACTGCTATCACTGCCAATGTCACAACAGGTGTGTTTGGACTGAGCAACGTTGCCAACATTGCATATCAATTGAACGGCTATGTTGAAGTTACATCAGTGCCTGCCACTTACGGTTGGGTCAATGCCACAACAGGTGCTGCCATTGGTCCAACTGCACCCGCAGGCATACCACTAAGCACTACCTTTCTAAACACCACAGCCAACGCTGTGAATGTGGCCTTGAGAGTCAGCACACTGGATGGTGCACCATTTAGAGCGCCAGCACAGATTCAACGAGCCGCTGCCACAGTGACTGAAGCATCAGGCTACACAGTAGCATAAGGAAACATCATGAGAATATCAACCGCAAATATGAATGCCAAGCCAATTAACCAAAAGCGTGGTCCCACAACTGGCAACCACAACACAGGTTCAAAACGTGAGGACGCCATGAGTGAAAAGGCCCGCACTGGTAGTGAGAAATCAGCTCTAGCTGAAATGGTCACTGACGCTGTGGCCCGCAGAGGCGAACTCATGCGTAGTGTAAGAGATCCTGCAGTGGAGCCATTAAAAGCCAACGTCAACGTTGGTCGTGGACCCACCAAAGGCAACGCTGCCAAGCAGTCAAAGTCTGGTGCCGCTAGAAAAGGCGCACTAGGCGCAACTTCAGGTTACTAAGAGAACCCCCCACTAGAACACACACAGGGTGTGTTCTAGTTTTTGATTTGTTTTGAAAAGGAAAAGACATGAACAAACGACCCGTCACCAATGACAACAATGTGTGGGATGATGCCACACCAGTTGCTGAACCCGAGAAACCCACTAAACTAAAAAAAGCCGAACCAGAAGTTCACTCACGTGAATTTGATCTGGAAGGTCTCATGACTGACTTCCCCACAGCCCGAAACCTTGAACGCTTTGTGTATGATGAAACAGGCATTGTGCTGAACCTAAAAGGTCGTGCCAACAAGCTGAAATATCAGATTGCCATGGACACACTTAATGGTGTGCCAGTGGAAGAAAAATTCTTTGGCCGGGACAATCCATATCTTGAGAAAACCGACATGGTGCCAGAAGATCCCATGAAAGAACTGCCACCAAGAGATCCAGGCCTGCCCCCAAGGACAGAACTGCAGAATGAATTCTTCACAGCGTTTGTGCCACACTCGGATGCAGAGTATCATGCACAAGGTCGCAAAATGCACTGCACATTCCGGAAGTATAAAAACGGTATGATCACCTATGAAGTGATTGGACCCATTGAGCCACGCCCATACGGTGAAAAGATCGACAAGTGGGGCAAGGTTCGTCCCGAGATCATTCGTTGGGTAGACCCTAGGACAGGTGAACAAATTGTGCAACGTCCTGATGGCTCATTCACTCCCATTGGTCGCAGGCTCAAGGCCATGATGCAGACCATGAGATACAATGACTCCAATCAATGGGTGCGTTATATTGATAGAGACTTCATCAGCCTGGACCACAAGGCAGCAATCAATCCTTGGGAGCTGGACGAGTCATGAACACGCCTACCTTGCGAGACGGTATGATACACGCGGCAGTGGAGTCACGACGTGCTGATGATACCAAAATACTACAAAAGGTCAACGCTGTGAACAGAATAGCGTTTACTTCAAAGTTTCCAGGACAACTTGAACATCACCTAAGATTGGTTAGTGAACGACTACAGGCCTGTTTGCACAAGGATTCTGAAACTGTGTTGAACAATCCTGCCACATGGCCAGCTTCTGCAGAAGAGATCTTGAATCTATCTCTAGCACTCAAGAACCTTAATGAAGTGCGCAGAGATTGGCCTCAACCTGAAGCTGACTAATGCTGGATCCCATTGTGCTAATGCGTAGAAGTCTGCGCTGGGTAATGGATCAACATGACTTGCCTGGTCAAGCCTGGCGCACACTGCCAACAGATGCACAACAACAGCTACAGGAACTCACAATTGCTGTGGCTGATGACATGCGTTACAATGCCCTAAAGTATTTCAGACCATTTGATCACCAGCGGGCATTCTTTACCACAACCACTGACCGTAGAGGCATCCTGGCAGCCAACAGGATTGGTAAGACAGTTTCAACCTGTTATGAAACTGCCTATCACCTGACTGGACAGTATCCCGACTGGTGGGCGGGTCATCGCTTTGACAAGCCCATCACTGTAATGGTGGCTGGAGAAGGCTGGAGTCAAGTTGCCTTGGTGCTACAACAAGAACTGCTGGGCACACCAGATGTCAAACTGCGTGAACAGATTGGAACAGGTGCCATACCAAGAGATGCCATTGTGACGGATACCATGCGAGGCGATGGTGCCAACTGTATTGGTGTGGAGATTCGGCACATCACAGGTGGCAAGAGTTATTTGCTGTTTGCCAACTACACACAAGAGGTTCGCCAACTACAAGGATTCAAACTGAACCTGGCTGTGTTTGACGAGCAGCCTCCAGATGACTTCTTCTCTGAAATAGTAACACGAACTGCCACCACACAGGGCATGGTCATGTGCAGTTTCACACCACTCAAAGGTCTTAATGGTCTAGTATCAAAGTTCTGGAATCGTGAAGAGGGCTACGACTATGTGCGTGTGGCCTGGGATGATGTGCCAGAATACGACCCCTGGGGCGAACCATTCCTGTTGCAAAGCACTAGAGACCAGCTGGAACGAGACTACCTGCCACATGAACGTGAAGCACGTATGCAGGGCAAGCCCATTCAAGGCAAAGGTGCTGTGTTCCAGATTAGAACGTGGCCCACCTACAAGCCGTCAGAAATTGACTTTAGAAGCCTGCCCAACATACATAGAATTATTGCATTGGACCTGGGCTTGGTCAATGACAAGACTGTGATCAGTCTCATGTATTGGGATCCTTATGAACGAACAGCATATCTACACAAACAGATCACGGTGCAGGGCATAGAGGAAGCTGTGCCCACACAGTATATCAATCATTTACTTCGTCCAGAAGTGTTTGGCACACCTATTGTGCTGCCACCAGATGCTTCAACACCGGGACGCTACACCATGAGTGCCAACAGCATTAGAGAACTATTCGAATCATATGAACTCAATGTGTATGAACGGGCCATTATGAATCCACCAGACTCGGAAGGCCGCGTGACCAATCACAAAAGCTATGGCATCAACCAAATGCGACAAATGCTGGAAGTGGGCAGCCTAATGGTCAACGAGAACTGTGTGGACTTCTTGCGTGAAGCACAGAACTACTATGTGGACACTCAAGGCCGCTTCTCAGACCCAGATGACTGCATTGATTCAGCAAGATATGCCATCCTGGGATGCTTGAACGGCATTGCTGAACCCTGGGATGGAAGATCACCTGCACAGAGAATGGCAGCACAAAGAGATCGCTATGTCAAGCGAGATGAAAGTTCAAAGCCAGCGTGGAAACGCTCATACTCACCGGACGCATAATGAATACTACTGAACCAGATACTTCGGCCACTGCAAGACTCTACATAGGCCCGCGCTTGATGTTGTTGTGTCATCGTCATGCTCTTGCTCTTGTGGATCTTGCAGATGGCAATGGGGTGAAGTTACGCATAGAGCCCTTGGAGATTGAAGACTTTGGTGAACAGTGTCGTGCTTGCATGGCAGCTGATCCCAGCCCTTCAGTGATAATCTCACACTAAACCCTGGCTTTTTGCGATACCACTAAATAATGTATCCTGAGGACCTTTCCCGATGCTAGACATTAAAAATATACCCATTGACAAGATCAATCAAAATCGCAAATTAAATGCTAATCTTGTGCGTATGAAGAATCAAATGGATGTGAAGATGGCTTCATATCTACGCTATCTAGGCACCAAAAATGCTGTGAACCGTGCTAGTGATTATCACTACCTGGTGCTGGCTGTGACAGACTCTACGGCTCCAGTTAACGGCATAGATTATATTCACCCCTCAGTAAAACCTGCTGTGGACTATGCCACTGCTGTGATCACCAAAGGACTGGTGCCCAACGGCGAAATCAACTTTGAATTTGTGCCCGATTCTGAAGAAGATGAAGTGGCTGCCAGACAAGCAACAGAAATGGTTTCAAAAGTTGTTAACCAAATGAATGATCCGCACTTTATGATGGACCGCTGGGTGATGGATGCAGCCATGCACAAGAATGGCATGATGATGATCAAGCCTGTGCGTGAACCCATTGTGCGTTATGTAGAAACCACAGGCACCCTGGACCAACTGTTGGCATTTGAACAACAGGCCGTAGACTCAGGATTAACAGCACTGCGCCAAAGCAAGCGTAGAACATCAGTAGAGATGGATCGTGTGATTGCTGAAGTGCAACAACTGTTAGGAGAACAACAAGGTGCCATGTTGCGTGGTCAATTGGAAAGTCAGATTGCTGGCATGGCCGAATTACCAGAAGATCAGGATGCAGACACCCTGGCCCAGGAATCAGCTGACATGGCACAGGGAGATCTTGACACACAACAAGACATACTAGACGAAGCCATTAGACGCAACACCATCTACACTGCCAAATACAAACTAACAGGCTACAACATCAATGTGAAGTTTGTGCCTATTGCACAGCATTACTGGATCTGTGATCCCACTGTGCCTGAAATGAAGGATCAACCCTTCTGTGGTTACTATGATCCCATGACCATACAAGAAGCCACAGAGCTTTATCCTGGTATTGACCTGCCTGAATTTGAAGTGCATGCCGAATACAACATGAATGGCGCTTACCAAGCAGGCTCAGTGCTCAACAACTTGGCCATTCATGCACGTGATTCAGTGCCTGTTATGGGTATTCCTGTATCAAGTGCCGCGTCAGCTGATCCAGACTCAAGACAAGTTTCCGTTGTCACAGTATGGAACAAGTATGACATTGATGGAGACGGTGAACTAGAGCTGGTTGAGTTATTCTATTCAGGTTCTTACATCATCTCCGCACATGAAGTAGAGTTTATCCCTGTGGCCAACATGTGTCCCAAGCCCTTGC